TTTAACTTTCATTGCATTGTTAATATCAGTACGTTTGCCTTCGTTATCATAGATATTGATTGCATATCGTTTTTTAGTGATGAACAAACCTCTGTCGCCACAAACTTCTCTACCACCTTTGATTATTTCACCTTTACTACGAGGGCAATGAAATGCTTTCTCCATAAAGCCAGGGAATGATTCATTACATTGATCAGACATACTCTCGTATAAGTCAATGAACATCTGTTTCTTTTCATCAATAGACATGTCTTTGGGAAGTTCATCTTTTAGCATAGGCCAAGCAGAGAAATAACATGAGTCAGTATCACCATAGACCATTGAGTCTCCTACGTGATCATACACTCCAGTCATTATTTCATTGACATATGCAGACATGTGTTTAGTAACACTTCGTCCAGTCAATGTTACAGACTGTCCTATACGTTTGTCATAGAATCGACAATGCTCATTCAAAAGTGCGCCATATGCTGAGTTCAATAGAATCTTACGAACTAACTGTCGTTTGTCCCAATACTCAATGTCTTCTTTTGTTTTAGACTCTCTGAGTTTAGCCTGCATAATCTTACGATCAGAATACCATTTAGACAACAGTCCAGGAATCACACCCTCAACATCTGATCTAAAGATTGTACCATTCGCACTAAGAATATATGGATTATTAGAATCATAAATCATCTTCCATATCTGTGCCGCACTCATGTCATCCGAACGCCCATCTTCATAATCAATCGTTAGCATTGTGCCACGTTCCTGATTTTGAATAGCAGTATACTCTAATGAACTAAACAGACCCTCCCATAGTATGGGACCTTCTACTGATGCATCACCTTTCTTGTAACGAGATTTCTTTTTAGCAAGTTCAAGTCCTCTTTCATCCATGTACTGACTAGTAAGAGCCTGTCTTACTTGACCTACAATAGTCTCTGGCGCCATGTTCAATGCTCGTATCACTGAAGGATACAGCGAGTTGATATCAATAGAGCCTATCCAGTCATGCAATCCTTTCTTGGGATTCATAACATATGCTCCTGCCGCCTGACCTTGTGAACCTTCGTCTCTATTACGTTTTTTGTCTGGAACAACAAACCCTCGTTCATGTGCTTCGTTCATAATAGCCATTTCGATCATAGCCACAGAACCCATAACAGTTGGAAGTAGTACAGTATTTTCATGTGCCATCTGATTAGCAAGTTCCATGAACTGTAACTTATCATCTAGTTTTTTGAGTAGTAGAGTATCCTGTCTGTTATACTCAATGAACTTCTTAAAGTCTTTGTTGTATAACTGATCAAGTGACCCTTCGTACTCAGTCTTCTTTTCACCTACTTCTAACTCACCAATCGCATCTAGTTTATAACTATGACGAGATTCGTAGTTGTACTTTTTGTAGAGTGCTAGATAATCTAAATGAATACGACCTACTAAGTCGAATGTTTCTTCTTCTTTACCAAATCGTTCGTATGTTCTCTTCTTAGGAAACTGACCTAATAGACAAAACTTACGAGTGTCATCTTTCGACATCACACGTGTAACACGATTGACCATGTAAGGAATATCATAACCTTCTGAGTTCCAACCAGACATTACATCTGCATCTTCGATCAAAGTAAAGAATACATCAAACAACTCTTTCTCTGTCCTAAACAACATTGTGTCAGGGAAGTCTTTGATAGCCTCCTGTGCAGTCTCATATGTCATATGAGAGGGAGGAACAGCCAAGCATATCAGTTGATCAAGCCAGTCTAAATATAAACTGACAGCAGTAACTGGATTGAAAGGATCACTCGGAGGAGAGAATCCTTTTGCAGGATCAAAGTCTACTTCAATATCGAAGAAACATGTATGCAGTTTAGGAGCATCTATCTTTAGATAGTTTTCACTAAGACAACGAAAGACAGGATTGATATCGCTTTCAAATAATTTCTTACCTGAATGCATTCGTTTTTCCCTCTCAAACTCTGACTTCTTTAGAGTAGAGAAACGACTGACCCTATCATTATAGATACTATGCGATTTACCTTTGTTATCCTCAAAGTACATAATGTAATTTGTAGGATACTCTTTGAACTCACGTTCGCCAGTTGGTGTTCGCTCTATAACATGAATCTTGTCATTGCTTTTGTCGTGTACTGCATCAACGTATGACATTAAATAGTTCTACCAACTGTCTCCAAGATGTCGTTTAGTTGTTCGTGGTCAGCATTTGTATCAGTTAGTTTACTTTTGTATGCTACTCTGATTGCTTTTTTAAGAATTGAAGGTTTGATCTCAAGTTCTTCTGCGATTGCTTTCACAGTATCACTTAGACCACCGTTAAGTGTTTCTACTTCTTGCATTACTGCCATACCTTCATTGACAAGTTGCTTTAATTTATTAACCTGCTCTGGGTTAAAGTATTTTGCTCCGGACATAATCACTCCTATTAATTAATTTTGATTGTCTGCATAGTATATAGTACTTACAGGCCGGAGTCAATCTTTTTTTTGGAGCGTTTACCCGTTTCTGCTATCGATATCTTTGCAGATATTTCTTGCTAGGTCGCCGCCTGTATTGACGAATAAGAACGGAAACACAGCATGAATAATGACTGCAAATCCGGTACAAATCATAAGTACACCATAGGATAAGGCGTAGCATAAATGGGCAAAATAACTTTCGCCTAGGGAGTGAGGATGTTCAGTAAATTTACTGAAATATGTGTGGATTCTCTTTGCCATAGATTTTAATATACTTTCCAGCAACCATATCAGCCGCCGCTTCAATTGGTGAGCCAGGATAACTATCACCGGCTTTTATTAAATCCTTTTCACCTTGTCTAATGTGGACCAATTCATGGAATACAGTTCGCATAATATCAATCAAGTTTCTATTGCCATAGACCCAAATTTCATCAGAACCCATTTCATGTCTACCTGTATGATGACCTTCTTGGGCTTCTTCAGTATCATAACTGATCACAATTTTAGGCATGTTTTCTATCTGTAGACGTTCGCCCATCCAATCAGCACCTTTCTGTGCTTCGTCTTCGATGTTTAAACCATCATCAAACATTTGATCAGATGCAGTTAGTTCTTGTCTTGCTTTGTGTGCTTGTTTAGATGCACTTTTGGCATTGCGATAAATCTTGCCTTTCTCGTCTACATCATACTGGTCGCTTTTAATCTTAGGAAGTCTATTTTCTAAGTCTTTAAGCGGGGATTCATTGATAAATTGTGAGGCTCTCATAGTATTATTTATCAAAAAATGCTTTTGGGAAATGTTTTGCTTGACATTTGCCGCATTAAATATTATGATAAACAGTAACAAATTTAATGGGAACAACATGATACTACCACATAGTGAAAAAGCAGAACACATAATATGGGAACTTGAATACGAGATGAAGAATCCTCGTAACGATGGTTGGACTGGCAGAGACATGAAACGTAGACTGTGGGATATCAAAATGAAAGTAGATAAAGCATTAAAAGATGCTCCTACATATGTTGATGAACCTGAATACGAAGACCTCTACCTAATCGAAAAACTGAAGGACACAGTATGAAGTTAGGCATCATTGGATCAGGGTTTGTTGGTTCAGCAGTAGCAAATGGTTTTAGTGTAGACACTGAGCAAGTGATAGTTGATCCAAAGTTTACTGACAATACACTTGAAGACTTAGAAGATACTGAGATTGCATTTGTGTGCGTTCCTACTCCACAGCAAGATACACACTTAGATGTAGACACATCTATTGCACGTGGCGTACTAACAGAATTAAATAAGTTAAAGTACAAAGGTGTAGTAGTTGTCAAATCCACTATCACTCCGCATCATCTAACGCAGTTTAAGACACTTTACAGCAACTTACGACTAGTATACAACCCTGAGTTCTTAACTGAAGCAAATAGCAAACAAGAATTTATCAACCCACATATGCAAATACTAGGTGGAGATTTACAAGACTGTATTGAAGTAGAACAAGCATACATCAATCATAGCAAAGTTAAAATTGTGCCTACGTTTAAGACAGACTTGACATCAGCAAGTCTAATCAAATATACAATCAACAGTTGGTTAGCAACTAAAGTAACATTCTTTAATGAGTTGTTTCATTTGCATCAATCAAGCCATGCCGAAACATCATGGGAACAGTTTACAGATATGTTAAAACGTGATCCAAGAGTAGGCAATACTCACATGCAAGTGCCTGGACCCGATGGTGAATTTGGCTTTGGTGGACATTGTTTGCCTAAGGATACAAAGGCATTGCTTTACTATTCTAAACTCGAGGGTGCGCCACTAGACTTACTAGACGAAGTAGTTAAAAGTAAT